AGAGGAGTCGAACCCCATCCGATTTCTCAGAACCCAGTTTTCAAGGCTGGTCGCCGGCCTACCCAGCTGCATTATCTTCCATTGTCATATAGAAACACACTCCCCTTGGATATCTCACTCCCATGTGGTTGCAAATGTGTTTTTATATGGCACCCCCTGATGGACTCGAACCACCGCATGTCGGAATCAAAATCCGATGCCTTACCAGCTTGGCTAAGAGGGTAAAATACAATCTAATTTTTTAAAGAACAAGTGTGTATTGTATATGGTTCGATGACCTTTGTCAATACTGGTGTTGTATTCGGACAACAAAAAACCCCAGAGCTTTTAGGTCTGGGGTTTGTAGTACTTTTGTTTTAACTTTTATATTCTAACAGGTACAAACCCCTTTGACGAGCCACAGCGTATCGGCACAAATTGACTCTGTGTGATACATCGGCTGATTAAAGGAGTGTTTTATGTTATTCATGTTAGTATATAGGCGTTTATTTTCTCTTTTTCCATTTTATTGGTATAGAAACTATAGGAGTTGCTGGATTTTTAAATCCATCTAAGACTTCCCAAAGACATTCAGCAACGGCAAACTTGGTTATCAAACCAACTTCATATCCATTGGCGTCTACTTCCCATGGTGAATACCAATATTCCATTTTATCCGAATCTACTCTCTTACCTTTCCAGTAAGACATTTCTTCATTTAACTCACCATCAATATATTGTTTAATGTGAACCATCTCATGTGCTATGGTTGACAATATATCTCTGGCACCAATACCTGGATGAATCTCTATTAGAAATTCTCTTGGTTGATTTCTTGTGTTATAGTCTTCCACACTAGCATAACCATATTCCAAAATCTTAGCATTGAATCTAATCTTGGTAAAACAATGGTTACGGACTCTAGTATTGGGTATTAATTCTTTGGCAAAGAAAGAAGCTGCTCTTTCTACAATAGGTTTGAAATCTTTATCGGGACAATTAACTACTTTTAATCTCATTTAATCTCCTTTAATTAGTTGACCCGATGATGACTCCTTGCTATTTATTGTTTAAGTATTCTTTCCACATCTTCCATACAAAAATCACTAGACAAATCATATACTTACTGTAAGTGACTATTTGTTTCCAATGTTTCATTTACTTGTTCTACCTCCAGGTTGCAGTTGTTGAGAAACACAACTCCATCCGTAGAACGATAATGACTGTCAAAAAACACTTTACGGATGCCAGCTGTGTATATCTGCTTAGCACAATCCATACAAGGTGCGTGTGTCAAAAACATGACAGCGCCTTCTCCAGACTCCGTAGACCTTGCCAACTTAGCAATTGCATTGGCCTCAGCGTGAATAACTTCAATTTTGGTTTTATAGTTTTCATCTTCACAAACATTGGTCCAACCGGATGGAGTACCATTGTATCCAATCGACACAATACGGTCATTCTTAACAATGATAGCACCAACCTGTAGGCGTTTAGCTGAACTTAATTCAGCTGTACGCTTGGCAATGTCCATGTAATAACGAATAAACTTGGGTTTCATCAAGCCTCAACTTTGAGTACATGTTTGGTAACCTTGTCCTTAATCATATCAGGAATTGTCAGGTAAGGCCAAGTTAAAAGGAAAGGACATCCGTTAGCACCCCAACGACCAGTCTCCAGGAACTCTTTAAAGATCGCCAAATCCGCTTTGTTTGCTGGATCAAAAGCTCGTTTGTTCAATTTTTCAAAATGTTTGTCTAGAATCACCACAGTTTCCTCCATAATAAAAGTCTATTATAAGACAAAAAAAGGGGCCTGTCAAGAGGCCCCTTAGGATAATCACCACAAGTTGTTTTTAGGCAACCATGAATTCTCGGATGTTTACCACTTTTTGGTAATCCTCAATTACAATTAAGTCATTATCCTCGGCAAAATTCAATACAAAATCCAAGGCTCTTGGTTCTACATCCACCAGTTTAGAGTCTACCAATACACATCTAATGTCATCAACCATGACTGGTTTGACATATGGAGAGTATCCTGGCGCATTGGAGACGGTCTTCTTAACTGGTGTACAATAGGACAACACGGAACAAAGTCTTTCCGACCAATCACTTGGCCTAAAAGTTTTACCTTCCGAGGTGATGCCTTTGATTAGGTATTTCATTTGTTTTTGAATTTTTCAGGATAGTTTAATCTATCCCATTCCTCGTCTGAAACGGGCCACCAATTAGTCTCTAGTTTTGATACCGATTTTCTTGATAGCATCTTGAGCCTTTACCATGTTTTCTAACCAGACTTTTAACATACCATTTGCCAATTCGGCATCTTTGATTTCGATGGTATCTTTAAGAGTGAATGCTCTTTCAAAAGCACGGTTAGCGATTCCTTTATGTAAGTAAGTTTGGTCGTCATCGTCCTTGGCAGAACCTTTGATAACCATTTTGTTACCTTCCATAGTAATCTCAATATCAGCCTTAGTGAAACCAGCAACTGCCATCTCAATGACGTACTTGTTATCTTTGACTTGTTTGATATTGTATGGTGGGTAAGTTGGAGCATATTTGGCTACGTCATTGGCGGCTGCCTTTAACATACCAATAGTCTCATCAAACCCAATCATGTTGGCGTATAGGTTATCCAATTTTGGAAATAGTAAGCTTGTCATAATAGACTCCTTAAATAAGCAAGTTTAAAAAATTGCCGCCTCAGAGAGCACGGCACATAATCATATTAGTATTTATACTGATTGAGGCTTCTTACCGATATTATATTTCGGTACAAGTTGCCAATCTTTCTTTTCCTTGTGTGACAGAATCTTAATCTGTGACAAGAAAATAGGGGCTGGTGTCTCTATTTGTTCTTTCCGAACAACTTTAACCAGTTCCCAATCCTCCAATAACTTAACAATAGCATTCCTACGAGATAGGTCGTTTTCGGTAATGTCGGTGGGTTTGCCATCAAGTGCAAATAGTTCCTTGAAATGAACCACATAATATTGTCCTTTTTTATGGAGAATATGGCAAGACTGGTATAGTGTTCTATCTTTCTTTGAGGCTACACCAATCCTTGTTAATGTTTCTCTCACCTTAAGAAAGTCATCTTCCTGACCTAAGGTAATTTCAACCAAATCTTTTATATCAATCATAACTTCTTCACTCCGCCTTTGTCTATTCTTATTTTTATATCAGCGATTTGTTCATCGGTTAAAATACTCAACGCATCTTTAGCTTTCTGGTTATTGTAACCAAAAAACTCTTTAACACACTGGATATCTTTGTCCACCAATGATTTCTGCCACGGCTCGAACTTCCGTTTCATTGGTCTAATACTATTTAGAAGATAGCGGTATTGAAGGTCTTTATCAATATTAGGTTTGATATTCATCTCATTGACATAGAGAATACAATCCAAGTGATAGGATAAAGAACGATTCACCAGAAAAGGAGCATAATCTCCAAATTCTAGGTCATCGTCTTCTTTCTTTTTGTGTAGAATTAAGTCTACATAATCGAATGGACTCATTTAAACTCACAATCCACCATGATTTCTGTAAGACAAGCCATTAGATTAATCTCATGGTCAGCGGCAAAGGCTGCCTGATATTGATACTTGGCAAGAATAAGAACCATTTGAGGTACAGAGTTGGGTTTCAACACCTCATATAGTTTGTCATACATTGTTCTAAAGATACGAACTGGATCGTTATCCAGATTGTTGGTGACCCATTTACGAGCACCAGCAAAGTCTTTGACCTTTAGTGAGTTAATTAACTCAGTCAATTGAACATCGGAAACCGATGCCAAAAGACCTTTGTCAATAGAACCACCAACAGAATATCTTTGTAGTTCATTAAGAACCCTACGATTATCAGGGAAATACTTGGTGATAATGGCTGCAACTACTTCTTTTTCGTAAGGAATGTTTTCTTGTTCTAGAATCCACTCAACACGTTTAAAGAATGCTGATGCCATCTTGGCTTTACTGCCATTGATTTTAAAGTCAACAACAGTACACCTTGAGTGTATCGGATCAATAATACGATTCTTGAAGTTACAGGTGAATATGAAAGAACAATTGCCAGAGAATTCTTCAATAGAAGCTCTCAGAATAGCCTGTGCATTGGTTGTTAGATAATCAGCCTCGTCAATGATGATAACTTTTCTGCCACCTAGAAGTGACATTGAAGAAGCATAACTCTTGATTTTGACTCGAATGGTATCAACACCATTCTCGTCAGAACCATTGATGACTAGGTAATCACAACCAACTTCTTCACACAAGGCTTTGGCAATCGTAGTCTTACCAACACCTGCTGATCCGGAGAGCAGCAAGTTTGGTATTTCTTTTCTGTTTACATATTCCTGAAACGTTGTTTTGATTGCTTCAGGTAAAATACAATCTTCAACTTTAGCTGGGCGGTACTTCTCTACCCACAAAATATGTTGGTCCATTCAAATACTCCATAATATAAAAAATCAAATTAAGCAAACGTAGAGTGTTTAGCTTCAATGGCAATCCAATATTGAATTGGTTGCTTAGTATTTTTGAATGATGCCATACCTTTGGATGAAATTTCCACATCGTATGAACCAGGAATCATCTTGAAGTTTTCAGTCAAGAATGTGGCAGAATAAACACTTCCATTACCATCACCAACTTCAATAGAATTGGTGTTCTCTGAATGTTGTCCGTTTTGTTGAATAGAACAAGCCGTAATATGTACCTTTGCACCATCAGATTCAACAATAATATGTTGTGATTGTAGAACAGAAGCACTCTTTAGCAAATCAGCCAGGTCTGTTTCCGACAACGTGAAGGATACTTCAACAGAAGGCAAAACCAAATCTCTATCTGGTGCTGTTACGATATTAATCTTATCAGCCTTACGATACTTGATTTTAGAACGACCACTCTTAAAGATAACATTGACATCATCAAAGTCAATATCGGAATCTTTGTGTAGAGAATAAACCGATAAGAACTGGTTCAAGTCATACACACAGAAGTCTTGTGGGAATTCATCTGTTAGTGTGGCTTTTGCCATCACGGTTTTAGTAGTAGAAATTGTTTTAATTTCTTTACCAGCTTTGAACTCTAGGTTGCCATTAATGGCAGAAAAGTTCTTCAGTACTGTTAGGGTATCATTGTTAAGTTTCATTTCACATCTCCATCATTTAAAGAATACATTATATCATGTTCATACAAAAACATCAAGCAACACATGGCGTGGGCCAAGTGATGTTTACCAGATTCTGTATCAATTTGTTCGCCTTCTTTCCAAGCCCAAATATGTCTTTGCAAAGCATCAAAATATCTACGTTTGGAATCTGGCACTTTTTTCCAATTATCTCTCTCATACTTTTGAGCACCAAAGGTCAATACATCTACTGTAGCCTTTAATGCTAAAGGAGGTAAAAGGCCGTATTCTAACTTACCACCGTCAAATTTACGACCTTTCTCCATCACATTTCTCCAACAAAATTAGCGACAGCAGGCATATCTCCTTTAAAGTGATATGTGCCAATGTGATCTGTTCTCATCCATGGACACAAGTAGATTTGTCCACCAATTTTACGGAACATTTGGCAGAACATATAATCTTCACTTAGATAACGTTCAGAACCACCACCTGTAATTGAATCAACAGAATCAATAACTGTATCAAAGAAAGCATGAATGTAACGTGAACCATCAAAGTTGGCTTGACCAACGTGATCTGGTTTGTATCGAATCATCGGATATGCTTCTTCCATTCTAGGGAATACATCACGATTTACCATCATGTAACCAGTACCGATTTCCATAACTTCTAGGGGTTCTGTAACAGTAAATTGTGCTGTACCTTTAACAGGATTAAACACATAATCACCGGTCACTTTTTCTAGAGTTTGTGGATCAATATCTGGATTCTTTTCAATAGCTTTCTTGACTGATCTCCACTTGATGGCTTTCTTAGGATAAGGACCACCAATAACATCTTTGTCGAGTGCTAACATAGCAATAACATCTCTTGGATCAAAGTGAATGTCTGAATCCAAAAACAATAGATGAGTACAATCTGAACGATGTAAGAATTCGTCCACAAGGTAGTTACGAGCTCTTGTGATAAGAGATTCGTTGAATAGGAATGAGAATTTGATGTTCACTCCGTATTGAATACAAAGTGCTTGTAAGTCTAGACAGGCCTTTGCATAGAGACCGTGGTTCATACCACCGTACATTGGAGTAGCTACAAAGATACTTTTTGTTTGTAGGTCTTCTTTTTTGATTGAAATTTCCATCTAAACTCCATAATAAAATAAAAAAGGAGTCACCTTTCGGTGAACTCCTCACAAATGTCACGCCAAAGGATTAAGCATTGAAGCTGTAACCGGATCTAACGGCAGCTTGAACCAAAGCTTTTGTTGGTGTGCCTAGACGATAAGAGGCAACTTTAACACCATCAGTATTACGCTTGTAATTGGTGTAAATGCAATGACCTTCTTTGCGAAGTTCCTCGATACGAGCAGAAACATTGCTGATACCGAAACGGCGTTGTGCTTGAGCAACTGTGAAAGTGTTGTATCCCTCAGATTGCTTGAGAGCGTTCAACATTTTTTGCTTTGCGGATAATTTAGTCATAAGGACTCCTAATAATAAAGTTTCAAAAAAATCTCACATCATTATGAGATGTGTGTATTATACAATTATATAGTACACTTGTCAAGCATCCTTGCGGTATACTTGTTTATCTACCAACCTGTGGTAAATATTTTGTCTTAGTTTCCTCCCAAGACAAATATATCAAGTCATCATAGAACAAAGATTCCGTGGATACTTTGTTTTTCTTTTGTAATTGTCTTATTCTCGGTTTGGCAAACTTGGTTTTCCAAATGTTTGTCAAAGCTTCCTCGCTCGTATCAAAGGATTTAATCAATTGGTCATCTCCTATTTCTTTTCTTAAATATTCACAAGTATTGTTATATAAAGGAGAGAAATAAATTCCACGAGCATGTTCACAACGAATTAAGTTTTTAGGTATTTTTAATTTACTATAAGCAAAATGTAATGAACGGTTTTTATGGTCACGTTTGAAAGGCAGACCAGTCTCCTTTTTGGCTTCCCACCACTCAAAGTATTTGCGTGTGTGGTTTTCTTTAATCCAATCAAAGACCATTTTCATAGTTTGTTTTGAAGGATCAAATGCTACGGATCCAGATGTGAAACCCATAGGATTCCAGTAATCAAGACCATCATACTGAGAAAGGCCACCGGCTTTAGTGTTGCCATATAAAGAAGTGGTAGTAACACCAACAAGCGTGTCTTCATATTGTCTTTTCCAATCATTCTGTACTGTATCAGATAAACATAATAAGGCAAGTAATTTGCCACCCATATAATTAAAACCAAGTGGTTGTAGTGGAACAATCGTAGAACCAATAGCCGTATGGTTAATCATGTTGCCTTGAGTCTTGACTGTCTTAGGCCAACCAATGTGATTGTCTCTTGGAGTGAGATCCAAGAAGTCAGACGATATACAAATAACACCAAGATACTTTTGTGTCACTTTATCCATCACCGTGTAATATAGATTACGACCAATATTAGAATTGTTCTTCATTGTTGAGGAGAAAGTTCTAAGAGTATTCCATTTGTCAGCCAAAGGACCATTGGATAAAATCATCGTAGGTTGTAGATTGGCATAATCATCTGGACTTTCTGGTACCCAAATGTTTTCTTTAATTTCTTTAATATCATTCTCATGTTTTGAATCAACTAACTGAATCTCACTGCTTCCATCAAAAGTGTTTCTTTTAATGGTTGGATATTTTTCATGTACTTCATTCCATTTTTGATACAAAGTATATTCACGAACATCCATCTGAGATGCATAAGTTAAATCTTTAAGTAATATTTCTTTTAATTCATTTTCATCAATAGACTTGAATGAATTTGGTCGATTCATATTTTGCCAAATTTCCCATTGTTCTTCTAGAGGAGGAATTTTTTTGGTAGTGACATAAACCTCTTCTTCGCCAAAGAGTGTACTAATTGTTGTTTTACTTTTTGCCATTGATTTTTTTCACCATTTTCATAACTTTATTACGTTTCTTCATACCACTTTGCAAAGCTAGTGGTTTCGCTTTGCTAGTATACACTATTCCGTTCATGTGGTCAAGCTCATGGAGGATACAACGAGCAGTCATACCAACATAATGTCCAGTCCTAGTCGCACCATTAAAATCCTGATATTCAATAACCAATTCGGCCGGTCTAGTAATGTGTAGTCCTAACATAGGAAAAGAAAGGCAACCTTCCATCATATGGACTTCACCTTTGGTTTCAACAATTTTAGGATTAAAGAATGCCACATAATCATCACCAGCACCAACTACAAATACACGATGTTTAAAACCACACTGGTTAGCTGATAGTCCATAACCATTATATTTCTTACAAGTCTCAACAAGAGCCGAAGCAAACTTATTTGGATTAATTGGTGGATTATTGAAGTTGAATTCAGGTATAGGTTCTCTTAAAATAGGATCATCTTCAGGAACCAAATCATAAATGTTGATGATTGGTGTGGGGCCAATAGTCTTTAATGCATCTGTTGTATCAAATGTAATCATATCACTCATTTTGTCCATCCTTTATAATTTTTACGTTTGCCAGACCATAATTCGGACATAGCGCCTTTATTCAACTCATTTTCTAAACAGAATTGTGTTAATCCTGTTACCAATATCAATTCGCCGGCAGGAGAAACGAATTGATAGGTTTTCTTTAGCTTGTTTTTATGTTCTTCGGTTTTTGGTTGTTTCATTTTTAACAAAGAATCTTTAGAATATATTCCACTTAGACCTTTATTCCATGGAACATTTCCTTGTTTAAGTTCAGATAATATTTTTTTTGTATTATCGGAATGTGTTTTATTAAACATGGGATTTTTCTCGCCCAACATACTAATTCGTTTTTCATCAATCCATTTTTGTGTGTGTTTTTTACCAAACATTCCATTCATTGGTCCATACATTGGTCCTCCTGTGCCACCGGAATGTACGTTGTAAGTGGGTTTCAACTCCAATATTTTGTTAATTTCATAATTAATAGCTTCCTGTTTGGTATCAAACTCAGCACATAATTTTATAATGAAATTAACAGCACCATATTTTTTTATGGCTGAAACAACAGGCATACGAGTGGTTTTTGCGTTTTTATGCAAACAAAAACGTTCAGTTAATGTTAATTTTGTATACCCAATGTAGTTATGGCCATTGATTTTGTTTATTATTTCATATACTTTATAAGGTTTCATAATTGAAAATGAGTTGTCGTTACTATTTATTTAGTAATTTTATTATTTTCAATTATAGAAAAATTATTTTTTTTAGTAAATTTAATTACGGACCTAAATTTGTCAAATAGTTGGTCTGATTTATGGCTGATAACAAATACATTGGTATCTTGTGATAGTTCATTCAACAGTCCCATCAACAATTCTACCGAAGCACCATCTAAACTACTATCAAATATCTCATCCAATATTAACAAATTAGTATTCGTAGAGTTTTTCAATTTAGCAATTTGGCGCCAAGTAAATAGTAATGCCAAATCTATTTTTTGTTTTTCTCCTTCGGAAAAATTAGCATAAGAAAACTCGTCACGATGCCTACTCTTAATTGTTTCATTGAAGTTCTCATCAATATTAAAGTTAACAAAAAAGTCCATTGCCGTTAAGTACTTATTAATCAATTTATTCATGATTGGTAAGTACTGTTTAATGATTTTGGTTTTGATGCCTGTATCTTTTAATAGGTTGGCAGCAAAATCATAATACATTCTTTCGGTTGACAATGACTCATGTGTTGTATTTAATTCAACCAGTTCAGCTTTCAACTCAATTAATTTTTTATTGTCTTCTTCCAAATTCATTTTCTTGGAAGATAACTCTTTAATCTCACGGTTTAACTTGTCAATATATTTTCTAATAGAAGTTATTGTGGAATTATTGGCAACAATCTGTGAGTTATGTTTAGAAACGTTGTCTATTACGGATGCAATTTCTGCCATTCGTTCTGAGAGTTTTTGGATTTCATTCTCAATTTCCTTAAGACCCGTTTTCTGTTGTGTAAGTTTTTCTTTTCGCTCGGTGATTTGGAGTTGTTTGAAGGACTCCTCAAGTGGGTGTTTACAAGTTGGACAGTTGTCATTTGATTCATAGAAGGTCACATCCTTTTCATTCTTTTTAATATTGTTTTCAACCTTGGTTTCGAGTTGTAATAACTTTTTGGATTTAGCTTCCAAAGAAGTCTTTTCGTTACCTATTTGTTTAGACAATATGTCAATGTGTTTTTGAATCTTTTCATTATCCAAAGTCAATTGTTCCAACTGTGATTGATTGGTCTCAATTTCATCACGTTTACGTTGAACTTCTTCTTCATTGGCAAGTTTGTGTTCTTCAATGTTTTGCTTTTGGAGGTTAATCTTTTCTTGTGCTAAAGAAATGGCATATTTAACCTTTGACAGTTCTTCTTTGAATTCAGCCATCTTATCTTTAACGACACCATTCATAGACGAGAAGATTTGAATATCTAACAAGTCTTCAATAATGGCTCTACGATCAGCAGGAGATAATTGCATGAACGGAACAAAAGAAGCTGAACCAAGGATGACTACTTGAGTGAAAGACTTGTAGTTTAGTTTAAGAATAAACTTTTCTAAATGCTCTTGGTAGTCTTTAGCTTTCGCATCCTGGTTCACCAAAACACCATTACAATATATTTCAAACAAGTTAGGTTTGATACCACGAATCACTTTATATTGTTTTGTACCAATAGAAAATTCAACGTTGACCACACAATCACTCGTATTGATGGAGTTAAGCAACTGTGGTTTGTTTATTTTCCGGAATGGTTTACCAAACAAACCAAAACACAAAGCGTCAAGCACAGTAGACTTACCAGCACCATTATGGCCAATGATTAAAGTGTTTGGAGATTTGTCCAATCTAATCTCGGTACCTGAAGCACCAGTAGAAAGAAAGTTTTTCCAACTTACGGTTTGAAAGTTTATCATGCAGTTTCTAAGTTCAAAGCTTCAACGTATAACTCTTTTAATATACCTTTGAGTCTACCATTATCAATATTATCCTGTTTAATAGCATCAACATACTTGTTTAGAATAGTCAATGTATCTTCGGCTTGATCCACCATTTCTTCTTCTAGACCTTCGGTATAATCCGTAAAATCTTCAGCAATAGTCACATCAATAGGATTAGCATTATACAGGCTATTCATGTATTTGTCAAACAAATAAGGGTTAGTTTTATTCAATACTACCACTTTAACATATTTGCCAGTATAAGGCACCATGTCTTTCGCACTAATTTCAGCAATTGTTTCTGCCACATCATCATATGTTAGTTTATGAAACATCACATTAGGATTATGAATAAAAGTAAGTTCACGTTTATCCAAATCAAAAAGATGGAACCCCCGAGGATCATTGAAGTCTTGCCAAGTGAGTTCGTAAGGATTTCCCAAATAGTATATTCCATCAGCATTAGATTTATGGTGATAATGACCAGAGAAAGTGTAATCAAATCGTTTGAAAATTCCACGGTCTAGTCCTTCTTCAGATGGCATACCACGATGCATGGCAAAACCAGCAATTTCAAAGTGACCCATACATAAATCGGATGATGTATTGTTAATTTCGTCTAAGCATTGTTGATAATTATCAAGACAAATCCATGGTATCATACAAACATCATGTGATACGTTTTCATATTCTAGGTGAATTGTTTGTGGTGAGTCAATCACATTGATGTTGTCATACTCACGCAACAATAAATCCACAGAGTTTACATCATTGGTATTCTTAAAATAAGTATCGTGGTTACCGGCCAACATATGAACTTGAATATTTCTCTCAGCCAACTTATCAAAGAACATATCCTTGGTTCGCTTGAGTGAATAAAAGTTTACATATTTGCGCCTATCAAAAGTGTCACCAAGAATAAGAACAGTATCAATTCGTTCGCTATCAATAATAGGAAAAAATGTTTCGTCATAAAATTTTTCATAATAATCCAAAAAATGTGTTGAATCGTTTCGAGCTCCAAAGTGTTGATCGCTAATAATAGCAACTTTCATAAAATATTTGCACCTTTTTTACGGTTTTCAACCATACTAATAATTTGTAAATTGTCTTGATGATGTAATCCACCTTTAGCAATAGGAATAATGTGGTCCACTTCGTGTGGTATTCCTGTTTCTAAACTTAATCTTCGACATTCTGTATAAATCTCTTTTATTATATCAAAATTTGCATCCGTTGGCAACTGATTTTTTACTCTAGCTCTACGTTTTGCTGATTTGGTTGTGTTAACAATTTTACCTTTTTCTGACGCATTATAACGGTCATCAATTTCTTTCGCTTTATCTTTATTATTTTGCCAGTATAATTTTACTTTTTCTTTCGTTCTATATTTGGCCATCAATTCATTGTCATATAGTTTGGGTAAATTCCTTTTTGTACTACACGAAACACAGCTATAACTAGACACATGCTTTTTTGTTGATCCGCAGGTTTTACAAGAAATTCCATCATAAACCTTTTCACCATTAGCAATAGCTCTTAATCTATTTTCTTTAGATGATGTTGGAAATTGATTGGCCATGTTTTACTCCAAAATGTTATACTTTTATTTATACATTTTGGTGCTTTCATGTCTTAGTGGTTTTAGTATTCGCTTGTAGTACACGTTGTCTAAGTTCAGTTGTACTGAAACTGTGTTGTCTAGAGTTAAAGTAAACAGCCAATGGCAAATTATGACCAGTAAATTGTTTATCTCTATACTCCTCTCCAATGATTCTAACATCAATTGGGAAGGATGTCAAGATGTCCATCAATTCTTTTTCGGTAGAATATGGTACAATTTCATCCACATACTTACAGGCTTTGACCTGAATGAATCTTTCCAATAATGTTTGAACTGGTTTATTCTTTTCTGGTCTGTCTATTGTTGGGTCGGTTTGTAATCCAACAATCAAATAATCACATTGTGTTCTAGCTTCTTGTAACATCATCACATGGCCAGCATGAAACAAATCAAAAGTCGAACAAGTAAATCCTATTCTCATAATTACCCCTCAATAAATTTTTCAAGACCTTTTGGTTTTTTAATTGCCTTTTCAGCCTTCTTGGCAGCTTTGGCATCTTCATAGTTACCGATAAATTCGGAAATGTTATCATACAATTCAAACTGACTTGAAGTACCATCTTCATGTTCCAACATCTCAAACTCATCTAGGATGCCAGCCAGTTCTGTGGATTTATATTTCACATAAAGTTGTTTCTTCTCCTTCTGTATTCTACGGAGAAAGGCATAGTAAATGATTTGTGTGAAATAAGCAAACGGATTCTTTGATTTGGTTTCATCAAAGTTGGCAAAGTACATCAAACAGTTCTCAATACCATCCGATATCATTTCATCTCTGTAGGAGTAATTGATAAAGTTTGGTTTGTGAGATAAACCTTCCGCTATCTTCATAAAGCATTCACCGATGTAATTTGGTATCGCTGGTGCAGGTAGGTTTTGTTTCTTTGCCTCTTTCACTTTAGCCTTGTATTCAGTTAAGGCCAATAGGAAATCAGCATTGTTGATGTAATGTTTTTGTTTGCTCATAATATATACCACAGAAAGTTGTTGACAAAAGGCTTGACATAGAGTATAGTCCTCGGTGTAGACCCTTAAAGATTAATGTAATAAATCACCTTTAGATATTTCCATATCTTCTAATGTATTCATCCAATCATTAACACCAGATTCTTCCGATTTAATGTCTTTAAGGCTTCTCAAATTCAATTTAGCTTCAATAGCTTCTTCCATTTCTCTTGATTCATTCAAAAAATATTCAGTAAAATTTTCATCTGGTTCTAAAACAGCTATGACATCTTTTGCTTTGATGATTGCTTCATTCATTTTCATAACTTGCATTGGTAACCAATTCTGTAACATCAACACAAATTGTTTACCGGTATCTTTGAGAATGAATACCATAGGATTCTTTAAGTAATATGTACCATCAGATTCAATTAAGCCACATACGATATCTTCGCCTGAAGTTAATCTTACAATCTTTATATCTTTACTTTCCATTTTTAAGTCCTATCTTGTAAATTTTAAAAGAGAACTGCTCTCCTTTATATATCTTCACCCTCTCCACGAAATGCCGTAATGTAAAATTCATATGTTTTTTGTATGTGAGGTCGTCTGAAACATCATAGAGTGTTGCCTTACTCTTTCCTGTAGAGTTTCTAAGTGCTCGGCCAATACTTTGAAGGTTTCTAACTCGGCTTTTACTTGGGCTGGCAAATATAACATTATGTAAATTCCTAATATTAATGCCTGTAGAAAAAGTGCCATAAGAAGCCACAATAATAGCGTCATTTTCTTTCTCCACGATTGCTCGTATTGTTTCTCTATCTTCAGTTGTTGTTCCACCATGTACAAAGAAAACTTTTCTGTTGCCAAGTTTCTCTGTTTCTAGTATCATATTATACAGGAGTTGACCATGTTTTTCAACCATTTGATACAAAATAAGTGTATTTTCTTTCAAGCTTACCGCAAGATTCTTAATGAATTTGTTACGCTCCTCATTCATAATTAAATAACCAAGTTCTTCCTGATATGTATACTCTTTCATGGCTTTACATATCTCATCAGGATGCTTCAACACTAGACATTTGATTTCAAAATCAGAAACTTGTTTGTTATCCATCAACTCTTTGGTGGTAATAACTTTCTTAACTTGACCAAATAGTCCTTCTAATACCAGTTTGTGTGTCTTGGAACCATCTAAGGTGCCTGTAAGGCCAATACGATACTTGGTCTTGTTACATGATGTAAGTATCTTGGTCAATGATTGTGACTTGAACAGGTGTGCTTCGTCACCAATGATGTAATCAAACTGTTCAAAATATTCTTTAGGCAGTTGATAGAGTGATTGCCATGTGGAGATAGTTAATGGTAAATCTGTTTCTTTAGGCTTGCCTTGGTAGATTCTGTGTGTATAATCACCGGTGTTCCATCCATAATCACTAAAGTCTTTAAACAACTGCTCTACCAAAGAAGTTGTAGGAACAATAATTAAACCCCTAAGATTTTGATAATCTAAAAACTGTCTAACCAAAAGATATATGATAAGAGATTTACCTGATGCCGTTGGTGATAACAACAAAGCTCTACGTCTTTGCATACCATGTACAAAAGCATCTATCTGATAATCTCTAACTTCAAACGGAATGTTTAAACCAGATATAAATTTCTCAGCATGATACACAGAAAAATCATCTTCAATATCCGGTCGTGTATCATCATAATCTATCGTATAGCTTCGGTCTTTGCAAAATTCTTCCACATAAGGAAGAAGGCCAAGGTATATAGTTTGATTTAATAGGATGAATAGGCGTATCTTTCCATCCCAAATTTTGTTCCTGTATGCTGGAACGTATTGATAACCTGGTACAAAAAAAGTAAAGTACTCTGATAGTTCCCTAGCAATGTGTTTTTCACATATTATCTTGGCATATACTTCATCTTTTTTTGATATTGTTAGGTCAAATTCCGGCAACAAACTTCTCCCATGATATGTAATCTCGCAACTGCCAAGTTCTTTGTTTAATCTCGGCCATGATAGACTCAATGACTGATACCACTTCTTCGTGATATATTTTCTTCTCTAATAATTTAATTAAATCTGAATCAGCCTCTAAGTATGTATTGATGTCAGATTTGAGTGTAAATTGAAATGGTTCCCAACCATGTTGTTCCAATTCTTCTTGTGATAATTTACCTGTATAATATTCCCATTTGGTCTTACGCATACGGAGGTAATCAAAATGTGCCTTCTTGGCTGCCATTTTGTGTCTGGTGAGAATCGTTAGGTACTTACCGTGTAGAATCGGTATATTGATAAGTGCCAGACCAGCTTCAGTCTGATCTATAACGGCATCTTTTTCCCATAGTTTTAAAATTTGGTCAAGTGTTTCCATAGTATAAAGTGGCAATCAAAATAACATAATAACACAAATCAATTAAACTGTCAAGTAGTTATATGATTCGTACCTAAATGTAGCTTTACAGGTCATAATCGAATCTGCCGATTCTTTGGTATCAAAATTTAAATCCGATATTGTCAAAGGATAAACATTTCTAAATTGTATTCTTAATACAGGATTATTTAAAGCACTTAGTATGGTCAGAGTTGCATCCGAAACGTGTTTGTTTGTTTGTAATTCGGAATAATTTCCATCCTTTTCAAATCCATCCGGATCAGCAAAAGTCAGAAACCAATCGTACATATTTTTCCATGTTGTCAATTCTTCATCAATTAGAAAATCTATATCAAACGGATCATATTTTAATTTTGTTCCTGGATAATATATGTCTAGAAAAGGTGTTGAACGCACAACTTCATCTAACGCAATACCCGGAACGTTGACTGTTTGACAAAAGTATTGTACTGCTGGTAAACGATTGAATACCAGTAGAAACTTTGTGGGTTGTAATAGATTAGTATTTTGTGGATTTCTGTTCAATACAGTCATCATTATCTCCTTTATCTATTATTTAGGAGACGTAAAAGCCGCCTTAAGCGGCCTTTATTAAGATACGACTACCGACAAAGATGCTGGTACGTCAATATTAACAACATCTGGTGCGACTGTTACTGATCCTGTGATTGCATTACCCAAAGAATTTCCTGCTGCGTCAATAGTTTCTGCTTGAATAGTGTAATCACCTGGTTCAATATCTTCAAAAATTGCAACATATGGTGCTGCAACAATTGTTTGATTATTGTCACCTAGTCTCACTTTGATACCAGCTGATACTGTTTCGGCTGGAAATGATTGTTCTGCTGTTACAATTGTAATTGTTACTGTATGTGCCATGCTAAACTCCTATAATTAATTGTGGATTGTAAGTCAAACTTACTCCAATATTTAGTGTAATCACTAAAAAGAAATAAAACAGACACAAAAAAAGGGACCCGAAGGTCCCTTTTAAAGTGCCACTCTTACGTTGGCTTTTCGTCCCAATTGGGAATCACATTAGGTTTTTGACGCCAAACAAACGATAGTAAGCGTTTGTTCTTTGATTCAATGCACCCAAACCACGAGTCAATTGTTGTGCAAATGGATTTGCTACCATGCCGTAACGAGTTTTGAATCCAATTTTTGGTTGGAATGTGAACTGGTCAACTGCACGAACCATTTGTAGAGGAACGTAAGGACAGTAGAAAAGACCTGCGTCATAAGGAGAAGAACCCTTATAACCAATTGTAACCAACTCTTGGTTAGATGTGTAACCACCATAATATGGATCAATATAAACCTTGATGCGACCATGTAACAAACCAGCAAATGTATTACCTGTATCGTCAACTTGTAGGTCAGCAGACAAAGCAGGTGTATAAGACAACACACCAGCCATAGCCATAGCAGAAGCAACGTCAGAAGAAACGATCATGACGTTACCTTTACCCCTACGAGTTTCTTTGGCAATAACGTTAGCATCACGTTCAACTTGGAAAATCAAACCTTTGAAACGTTCAACAGACCAACGACCGTTAGAGTCTGTGTCTAGGTCAAAGTAACCAGCAGTTGTTGTACCGTATTGAGCACCTGCCTTAGCGGACAAGTAAACTGTACGGATAACTTCACGGTTAATCTCAGCAAGAATCTCAGTAGACAAAATGTTTGACAATTCTGTCTCAGCATCCAAACCGTGGATTGCTTTCAAGTCTTGTGCTAGTTCTAGTGAGTATTCAGCTTTCAATGCTCTAGATTGAGCAGTAACAGTAACTTTCTCGATAGAGAAGGCCATTTGTTGGAAAGCACCAGCGCCAGAAGCATCAGAACCCAAGAATTCAGCGTTAGCTGTTGGCATTGCAATACCAGTTGTTGTATGCAATGAAGCAGGATTTTGGAAGTCTGTTGCAACGTCTTCACCAGCAGTACCTTGGAAACCGTAGGGGTTATTCAAAGAAGCTGTACCAGAGAATGATGTATTTGCTTCACCGTAGAATGCTTCAGCACCTGCGCCTGAACCAGTTTTGTCGCCTTGTGTGTTGTATAGAGCACGCATTGCGAAAATCAAACCTGTAGGACCAGTCATTGGCTGAACACCAGCGATATCATAAGCAATCAAGTTTGGTAGTGAACGGCGAACCAAGCTAATCAAGATTGGGTCAAAGTTATTGATACCACCTGTTGTGTTTGTTGGACCAGCATCCGTTTCGTTCAATTGCTGACGCTCTGAACGCATAGCTTGTACTTGGTTCTCAAGTACTAGAGCTGTAACGGCTTTCTTATATGGGTCTTTGATCGGTGTCAAATCTTCGTGATTTAACACAGAATCCCACTTTTTTTGTAGTTCTTCTGTCATGAACATTTTAGATAACTCCTGTTATTATTGTTGTGGTAAGTAATATTTAGTAAATTACTTATTCACGGATTTAGAAATTGCTTTCGCAAACATATCAATGTCTGGGTCATTTGATCTTGAAGGTTTCTTATCTTCTTCAATAATGACTTCTTCATTGAGTGCAGAACTGCCACTAGAATTTACTGGAGTTTTAAAGTATGATTCTTTAATTGTTTCCAATTTTTCTGTGAACTCATCCAAATTAGTGAACTCAACACTCTCTGCGAGCGATTTTAGTTTTTCCACTTGGGTCTGCGTTGTCAGGCCTTCACATGCTGCGTGTATAGCCTCAATTTTTAGTTGTTCGTTTAGAGCTTTAGATAATTCTACTGAAGTATTGATCTGTTCGTTCAATTCTTCTTCTAGTTCTTCAACTCTAGTTACCAATTCTTCCACGACATCTGTTTGGTCTTCTGGAATATTGATATAGTGTTCTTTGAATAGGTTGTGTAAACCGGACATGAATTCTTCAACTACTTGTGCTTTCAAACCAGCAGTAATTGCCACTTCATTGTCTTTGATCCATTCTTCTACCATGTAGTTTAGGTAGTCATCAAGTTTGGATGCCAAATCTTCTTTAACTTGTTCAACGGCTTCAACAAATTGTTCTTCTAATTCTTCTTCAGCTGCAGCGATAACTTCTTCAGCACGAGCAATAACTGCTGCTTCAAAAATTGTAGTTGCTTTGGATACGAATTCTTCAGAAAGATTTTCTCCGCCCAATAGAGCGTCCATGTCTTCTTTCATTTTTTCTTTCATCTTTTCTTTAGCCATCATTTTCTTGAACAGAGCTTTATCTTGTTTCTCGTCAGGATGAGATTCGCTTTCTTTCCAGTGCTTCTCAGTTACCAATTCACCGTCTTCATCGTATTCAGTTTCTTCACCATAACCCTGCATTGTAGCACCAGGATTCATTTGCATTGTTTGTTTTGGTTTTTTACCAGCGATACGGTCACGGATAGCTTCGTAAGAAGTTGGTTCGTCTTGATAAGTTTTTCTCAACTCGCCACGACCCATAGTTTCCTGTGGTTGACCTTTTGGTGATGAGTAACCAACACCGTCTTTTTCTGAACCAACAGGTGGTGTTGCACCTGGAGGAGTTGCAGATGGAGTACCTTTTAGGTAATCTGGCAACGTATCATCTTCTTTTTCTGGAGAATGACCGATTACTCCGGCGTCTTTCTCACCGTAAGCGACAGAAGCTTTAACTTTGTCTTTGCCTACTTCTCCGTGTTTGTGTGAATCTTGGCCACGCATACCTTGTTTTGCTTTGATATTAGAATCAAAGGTTGCTTTTGAGTCTTCACTCAAAAGAGCTTTAGCGGCATCTGCTAGATTAAATTTTCCCATTTTGAAAATCTCCTTGATTTGGTATTGGATATTTATATTTAAAGTTTTTTCATGAAGTTTTCGAAGATTTTCAAGCTTACTCTCTCAATATCTCTTTGAGAAGCTTGACGAACCTGCTGAATAGCTTGCGCTTGGTCAACTTCAGTCCATACACCTTCAACTAACATCCATTCTTTTCCTTCCATAATGCCTTGAACAAAAGCTCCAGGCGCAGAAGGGTCTGCTACAATATCAGCCGCTGTGGCTAGATAAAAATCTGATTGCACTACATTAACACCATTCTTGTTAACAAGTGAACCCATGCCTCTTGATGATACACCTAGTTGTGCGCCACCTTCAATAAGGTTTCTGGCTATTGCACCCATAGGAGTATCAAGTATCTTTGCTTTACCAATCCATGTTGTACCGTCTTCTTTTAAAGAGGTAATCAAATGTGATACACGATCCAAATTGATAGAAGGTGTCTCAGGATGTCCTAGTTCACCAAAAGCACGATGTTTGTTGATGTACTCATTAGTATAACGAGCAACTTCATTTTTCATCGTTGCATACTCATACAAACGACCATTACGGTTTTTCTTTTCAGCAACCAAAAATGGTCCTTCAATATGAAGGGTCTTTTTACCGTCAGCTTCTTCTACGAGATAGTTGACTGTTTCGTGGATTTCTTTAATTAGTTTCATGGAGTAACTCCATAAGGTGGATAGTTAAATGCACCAGGATCATCGAATTGACCACGTTGATAGTAGGCATTATCTTTGCGTAACTCCATAATAATTGTATATGAATTATTGGCTGCCATACCTCTTGTACGAATACCAATATCACCGTTACACAATGTGATTTGGCTGTTTGCTTTTGCTGAATTTGGTATTGTTACCCAGTTTGCTGCACCATCATATTCATATGTACCAGAAACTAACAAAGCAGTTTCGGTTGGATTACCATTCCAATAAATGTCAACATCTGCGGAAGTTGGATTAACACAATCATACCATACTCTAAAAATGGATAAACCATAGTAATTTAAGGCTGTATTACTTAAACTAGCTGATGTGTGTAATGGAACACCATTGGCGTCCAAAGCACCATACAAAGTATTTGCTTGAATACGGTGTGCATTGTCTTCTTGACCAGAACCATCAAACTTACCAGTTAACTTAATAACCGCTTTCTCTGTGGTATCTTTTATGACTTGATATGTAAAAACATTAGACATTTATTATTCCTCGTGTCCGTATAAATCACCTTTAATGCCGTGCTTAGCTCTTAGTTTAGCCGCTTCTTTTTCATGGTGTTTTGATTCATCAGGACCAGCGTATTCTGCGTGTGCAATATGGTGATCTGAATGATTCAACATATCATCGGCTACTTTATTGCCGTGATGTTTACGAACATGGTTCT